TGTATACGAACTGGGCCAATTATTATGTGTACCAGCAAACACCATACATATTGGAAGATGATGAATAGGATGAAATAGGTTGCCAATCGGCAATCTATTTTTTTACCAAAAATCAAGTAGATTTTTGTATGAAAATTTGTACATTTTGATATGCGGTATGTTATTGACTCGTGAAACTTCGAATGCTATAGTAGAAATACGCAAATACTAGATATAGTGATTGATGAACATTGAAAACGCCAAATATTGATAAAAATGAGTGAAAGGAGAAAAGAAATTGATTAAAGTAGTAAAAAAAGATGGCTCTAAAGAAGATTTTAATGTCCAAAAGGTCGTTGTTGCGGTAAATAAATCAGCGTATCGAGCGTTGATTAAATTTACACAGGAGGAACTGGATTTTATCTGCAAGTTTGTGGAAGAAGAAGTGAAAAAGATGGGCATCAGTGAAATTCAAATAGCACAGATGCACAACGTTGTTGAAGGTGCACTTGAAAAAGTGAATCCGGTTGTGGCAAAAAGTTATCGTGACTATCGTAACTACAAGCAGGACTTTGTACAGATGTTGGATGAGGTTTACAAGAAAAGCCAGTCAATCATGTACATTGGAGATAAGGAGAACAGTAACACAGACAGTGCTTTGGTCTCAACAAAAAGAAGTCTTATATTCAATGAATTAAACAAAGAACTTTATAAGAAGTTCTTCCTGACTGTGAAAGAGATACAGGCGATTCGAGACGGATACATTTACATTCATGACATGTCCGCAAGAAGAGATACCATGAATTGTTGTCTCTTTGATGTTCAAAATGTACTCAGCGGTGGGTTTGAAATGGGTAACCTCTGGTATAATGAACCGAAAACCTTGGATGTTGCATTCGATGTTATCGGAGATATTGTTCTTAGTGCAGCAAGCCAGCAGTATGGAGGATTTACAGTTCCAAGCGTGGATGATATTCTTGCACCTTATGCAGAAAAATCATATCACAAACATTATGACAAGTATATTTCTCTTGGATTGACAGAAGAAAAGGCAAAAGAAGTTGCCTGGGCAGACCTCGAAAAAGAGATGGAGCAAGGATTCCAGGGATGGGAGTACAAATTCAATTCTGTATCCTCCAGCCGTGGTGACTATCCATTCATCACAGTGACATCGGGAACCAATACTACCAAATATGGAAAGTTGGCAACCATTTCGATGTTGAAGGTTCGTCAGAATGGACAAGGAAAAGAAGGACATAAGAAACCGGTGCTCTTCCCGAAAATTGTATTCTTATATGATGAGAATTTGCATGGACCTGGAAAGGAATTGGAAGATGTCTTTGAAGCAGGAATAGAGTGTTCCAGAAGAACCATGTATCCGGATTGGCTGAGCCTTACAGGAAAAGGATACGTGGCAAGTATGTACAAACAGTACGGCAAGATTATCAGCCCGATGGGTAAATAAAATACACTACTGCCCATCTAAAACCTCGTGAACCTAGAAATCTAGGGTGTGCATCATACGTTTAGGAACTGTAGGAAATGACAGTTAGATGATGTGCTAACAGGGGAAGCAGCAATGTTATCCTGTGCTAAGTTTCGTCGCTTCGTGAAATTAAAGGAAGTGATAATAATTTTAATAATATATAAAATAACATGTTTGGTAAATCAGAAAGTTTATATTGGTCAAACATCAGAACCAATCAAAAAAAGATTTGCACGACATATGGGCTATCAAAAAGATGAAAAAGATACAAAATTTTATCGTGCGGTGCGAAAGTATGGAAAAGAGAATTTTGTAATAGAAGTTATCGATTATGCAGAAACGCAAGACGAATTAGATCAAAAAGAATTGTTTTATATTAATTCATATGATTCAGTAAATAAGGGATATAATTCTAAAGCTAGCATTGGGAAATGTGGCGGAGATACCTTATCACATCATCAAAATATTTCTGAAATAAAAGAAAAAATACGCCAAAGTAAGATGGGTGATAAAAATCCGATGAAGATTTATGGAGGCTTACATGGTCCTAGAAATGGAATGTATGGCAAATGTGGTAAGTTAAATCCATTCTCAAAAAAATGTAAAGCAATTTCAGTAGATGGAAAAGATATAAAATATTTTGATACCCTTACAGAATTAAAGGAATATTTTCATGTTACAACTCTTGGAATGGTTACAATGAGATGCAGTGGAAAAACGAAATCACCATATAATGGTTATTATTTTAGATATTGTGAAGAAGACGAAAAAAGTCAAACGACTATCGAAAGGATAGCAACAAAATAAGTAGGGTTTTTGTTGTGAATAACCGAGTAGAGTACCTATAAGATGAAATGCTTATAGGGAAGTGCGAGGACACGACCTAACGTGTATGATATAGTCTGATGCATAAGCATCGTGTAGAGCATTTTTATCACCTTGGTACGAAAGAGGTGGAATGAATCCGGCAGATGAAAATGATACGCCGGTATTTGTAGGAAGATTTAATATTGGAGCAGTAAGTCTTCACCTTCCAATGATATATGCAAAAGCAAAACAAGAAGGAACTGATTTCTATGAAGTGTTAGATTATTATTTGGAATTGATCCGCCAGCTGCATATTCGTACTTACGATTATCTTGGCGAGATGAAAGCATCCACGAATCCACTGGCATATTGTGAAGGTGGCTTCTACGGAGGTAATCTTGGATTATATGATAAAATCAAACCATTATTGAAAGCAGCGACAGCTTCTTTTGGTATCACAGCTTTGAATGAATTACAACAACTGCATAACAAGAAATCGTTAGCAGAAGACGGACAGTTCGCACTGGAAGTGTTGGAATACATCAATAAGAAGGTAAATCAATTTAAAGAAGAAGACGGACATTTGTACGCAATTTATGGTACACCGGCTGAAAATCTATGCGGTGTTCAGGTACAACAGTTCCGTAAGAAATATGGAATCATTGAGAATGTTTCAGACAGAGAATATGTAAGTAACAGTTTCCACTGTCATGTAACAGAAGATATCACACCAATTCAAAAGCAGGATTTGGAAGGAAGATTCTGGGAGTTATCAAACGGTGGTAAGATTCAGTATGTAAAATATCCGATTAACTATAATAAAGAAGCAATCAAGTCACTTGTACGTCGTGCGATGGCATTGGGATTCTATGAGGGGGTTAACCTTTCATTGGCATATTGCGATGACTGTGGTCACGAGGAACTCTCTATGGACGTTTGTCCAAAATGCGGAAGCAAGAATCTGACAAAGATTGACCGTATGAATGGATATTTATCATACTCACGTGTAAAAGGTGATACACGTCTCAATGATGCCAAGATGGCAGAAATTGCAGAAAGGAAGAGTATGTAATGAGATATCATAATATTACGAAAGACGACATGCTAAACGGCGACGGGCTCAGAGTTGTACTCTGGGTTGCGGGCTGTTCACACTGCTGTAAAGAATGCCATAATCCGGTTACATGGGATCCGAACGGCGGTCTGGAGTTTGATGAGGCTGCAAAGCAAGAGATTTTTGATGAACTGGAAAAAGATTACGTACACGGAATCACCTTTAGCGGCGGAGACCCGTTACATATCAACAATGCATATGATGTTGCGGAACTTGCTAAAGAAATCAAAGAAAAATATCCACAGAAAAGCATTTGGTTATATACCGGTGGTCTGTGGGACGAAGTAAAACATATGCGAGTAGTACCATATTTGGATGTGTTGGTAGATGGTGAATTTGTGGTTGAGAAAAAAGACACAAATTTACATTGGGTAGGAAGTTCCAATCAAAGAGTGATTGACGTCCAAAAGACACTTGAGAGTAATGAGGTGATTTTACATGAAGATTAATTTGAAGAAATTAACAGATACCGCAATTCTTCCTGAGAGAGGAAGTGCATATGCAGCAGGATATGACTTGTTTGCAGATGTGAAGGAACAGGTGACAATTGAAGCTCACAAAACGGCTATGATACCGACCGGACTTGCAATGGAAATTCCGGAAGGATATTTTGGGGGGATTTTCGCAAGAAGCGGACTTGCTTCTAAAGAATCTCTCAGACCTGCAAACTGCGTTGGTGTTGTAGATGCAGATTACAGAGGTGAGGTAAAAGTTGCCTTGCATAATGACAGCGACGAGAAACGTGTAATTATTCCGGGACAGAAAGTTGCACAATTGGTTGTGGTTCCATTTTTAAGCGTTGAATTTGCTGAAGTGGAGAGCTTAGGCGATACAGTTCGCGGTGTAGGTGGATTTGGGTCTACAGGAAAATAATGAGAATAAAAACCTTCGGATTTGACGATACTTATGATAAAGTATGTTGTTCCGGAGGTTTTTTATGTTTCAGACATTGGAAGAAAATATAAAATATATGAACTCGGTTTTGCCGGTAAAAGAAAGTTTTGACGTAATACAAAGGGATATTGTAATTGGAGAAAGAAAGTGTTCCTTTTATTTTATAGATGGTTTTACAAAAGATGAAACCATGCAAAAATTGATGTCAGGATTTCTTGCAATCAAAAAAGAAGACATGCCGAGTACGGCAACAGGATTTTCAAAAATGTCGTTACCTTATATTGAAGTGGACATTATTGATGACTTTGATTTGATTCTTAGAAATATATTATCAGGTGTCACATGTCTGTTTGTGGATGGGTATGATGCATGTATCGCGATTGACTGCAGAACATATCCGGCCAGGGGAGTAGAAGAACCGGATAAGGACCGGGCCTTACGTGGTTCCAGAGATGGCTTTGTAGAGACCATTGTTTTTAATACGGCATTAATGCGCAGAAGGATTCGTGACCCGCATCTTGTAATGGAAATGTTTGAAGTGGGAAAAGTATCAAGGACAGATGTAGCCGTTTGTTATATGACTAATAAAGCGGACCACGAACTTCTTAATAATTTGAGAAATCGGATACAATCTTTGGATTTGGAATCGCTTAAAATGAATCAGCAAAGCCTGGCAGAAGCATTGTTTAAACGAAAATGGTTCAATCCGTTTCCGAAATTTAAATATACAGAACGACCGGATACAGCGGCTGCATGTCTGATGGAGGGGAAGGTGATTATTATGGTGGATAATTCGCCTTCAGCCATGATTCTTCCAACATCAATATTGGATATTATAGAAGAAGCGAATGATTATTATTTCCCAACGGTAACAAATGTTTATTTGAAAATATCGAGGGCCTTGATTACGATTGCTACGGTATTTTTTACACCGTTATTTCTATTATTTATGCAGAATACAGAATGGATTCCGAGAAGTTTGGAATTTGTAGCTATCAAAGACGCTATAAATATTCCGCTTGTTCTTCAACTTCTTATCCTTGAACTTGCAATCGATGGCCTTCGACTGGCAGCCATGAATACACCAAGTATGCTGAGCACACCTCTTAGTGTGATTGCCG